TTCTGCTGATAAAGCGTCAATACCGGTTCCTGTATCTGAAGTGTCATTAAGAGCTTGAGCGTTTAACCTATCGGATAGTTCTGCTAATACAGTATCTAATTCTGCAAGTGCTTGTGCTTTACCTGTCAATCCGCCAGGCTTAAGTGATTGTACAGTTTCATATTTAGCTTCAAATACCGGTAGGCCTTGATCGTCAAGTCCTGTTTGTGTCATAACGGCAAATTCTTTTCCAGTTATATCCTGTGTTTCTCCGTTTGGTAGTTTTATAGTGCCGGGAGGAGTAAGTCTATATGCATCTCCATCACTAACTCCATCCTTTATGGGTGAATCCATCAGGTCAAAAATAAAGTCGATTGATTTTGCTCCTTTTATATTTACATCAACACCTAAGGATTTGCTCAAATTAAGTTTAACTTGATCTGATGCTGGTCTTGTATTTGATTCTTCTAGTACTTTTGAACCTAGATTAGAGGTAATGTATTCTCCATTTTCGTCTAGAAGTTTTAATTTTTTAGCTTGGTCTTTGGTAAGTTTAGCTTTTAATGCATTTTCTATTTTACAGGCTTTGATAGGTGCTTCTAAATCTTTAACTCTAGCAGATATTAAGGCCACTGAGTTTGATACGTTTTTCAAACTAAAATCAATAGCGTCTGCGGTTATTTCCATAGCTGCTATAAATTCCTTTAGTAGGTTTAGAGTATCTGCATACTTAGTTGTTATGTTAACCGGTAGACCAGGAGGTCCTACCTGTACGTGTGGAAATGCTTGTGGTATAGGAAGCGAAAGAATAATCTTAACGGCTGCTTTTAATCCACCAATAGGTGCTTTGAGCGATTTAGGTATTGCTGCAAATGCACCCATAGAGCTAGTTAATGTACCAGATAAGGCACCAAGGCCAGCCATCTTGCTACTTACTTTTGCTAGTTCAGCAGGACCGGGGCATCCTTTTGCTCTCATTTTGTTTGTTGCACTTGTTACAGATTTATTAGCTTTAGCTATGATCACACCATTAGCTTTACCTATTGCTGTTCCAATGGCTGCATGTATCTTGGGTGGTTTAAACTTTTCAAATGGCATACTACTCTGTAAATACTTTAATGGAGTCTAAATCATCGATGGCTTTCTTTATCTGTCCTAAAGGAGAGGCCATTGATGCTCCGTGTGATTTAATTTGTGTTAGTCCTCCTGCTGAGGATCCTGCTGGTACAACTCCTGCTAGAGCTTTTCCTAGTCGTTCTAATTCAGATAAGAGTTGTCTCATCCAATCTTGTGTGGTAGCACCTAATAGTACTGGTTCTCTTTCTCCAAATGCTTCAGTTCCTAAATATACTTTAGTAGCATCTAATGCTACATACTCCTGTCCGTCAAAACTAATAGTATTAGCGTTACCGGCAACTGCTTCTGTAGCAGAAAATAATACACTTTCTTCTTTAGCGTTAAAGAATAGTCTTCCTGAGTTTATTAATACCTGTGAACCTTGGTAGCTATCAGCTGTATCTGGTTCACTATCCCAGGCATCTCTTTTATCATTAGCTTGTGTTAGAAGTACTGTATGGTCTTCTACTAAGTAGATAGAGGCTGGGTCATCATCAATATTCTCTACAACTGGGGTTGCTGGATCTGCTGAAGCTTTTCCGTTACTAATAATGGTTATTGGTTTTTGTTCGTTAGTCTCAACAAACTTCTTTTCGTAATCTGTTCCTGTAAATCTTAACGATTGACCCTGTCTTCCTTCTACTATTACATCTCCTTGTGCAGGCTGTATTGGGGCTACATTTGCTTTATCTTCAAAATTATAACCTAAGTCAGGTTCACCTGGGTTTTGATATACGTCTGGGAATGCGTTATGATGTGGGCTGTTCCATATACTAACTACTGTAGTATAGAAAAACCGTGTATGGTTAATTACACTATCATCTTTTTCTATTGATGGAGCAGTAGTAATTATGACTATCTCGTTAAGTAGAGGGTAGTTCTTAAAGTTAGTATTAATGGGGTATGCTATGTCTAGTAACTTTGGGTCACTCTCATCTTGTTGTTGACCTATTACTCTAAACCTTATAGCACCAAGAGATTCTATTTCACCAAAGGTAGACCAATCTTCATGAGCGTCATCCAATATGATATCAACCACTCTAGCAGGAAATGACTCTGGTATAGAGTTTACTGATGAGGGTCTCTTGTTAACGTATGCTTCTAGTCCTCCATTAAATGGCATCTGGTTCTTCTTTTTCGTTTACTTCCTCATTCAACTCTTCACTAGTTTCTAGGAGTGCAGCTAATTCAGCAGGGTCAAACATATCTCCTGTATCTCCTTTAGCTTGTGCAGATTCAATTCGTTGTATAATTGCTGCCATTTTTATAAGTGCATCGTCATTCTTTACACCTATTTCCATGTACTCTTTAATCATAGGAACAATGAGTGTAGCATCTCCTATGTTTTCTATTAATGGTTTAAGTTCTCCTATGAGGGCCTTAACCTGTGCTTTTGTTTGGGACTGATTATCATGTATCTCGCCGAAAAGGTCGGATAATGTCTTATCTCCAAATATGATTTTATCAAGTGCCATAAGTATATTTTTATATAAATATCTTATTAAACATTAATATCGAAATGTCCTAAATCGTATTTAGCTTGAAACTTGTCATAGAACATTACTTTAAGTGCAGAAATTACCTTAGTTAGGTGAGGAGTGTCACAATCTGTCATTTCTCTTATATAAATATATAATGCTTTTTTCTTAAATATATCTATATCGTGTCTAGTCTTGAAGATTGTAAGTACAGCATCGGCGATTCTTCTTTCGTTTTCCTTAGTAAAGTTTATATCTATTTCTTTATACATCTCATCTACCCATACGTCTATAAAATTACTGAGTAGTATTTCATAACCTTCTTTTCTACCTTCACCTGGGTAATATGATTCTTCCATATCATCGAAAGAACCTACCTGTTTTAGTTTTTTATAATTTTTATTTGTGTAATTTATTAACCATCTCTTGACTATAGTGCCAAAATACGAATAAGCTTTAGCTCCGTTCGTTGGGTCAAACTTAGATATCTTTTCTTCTAATAGGACAGATACGATTTCATGTTTTAAATCTTCTATCTGCTCTACATCTGTGTAATAAAACTTAAAGGTATGTATAATATTTTCCGCTAACTTATAGAACGGAATATATATGTGCTCGGTAAAAATTCTATTTCTATACTCAACATCTGTTGAAGTATTATACTTAACTATATACTCTTCAGTTTCTTTTGTAAAATAGTTAGCTTTGCTCTTTTTTCTTGCCATAATTATCGGGAAGGATATATCTGTCTAGTTCCTGTTGAACTTGTTTCATTTGTTCAAAAAAGTAACCAACTTCATCATCGCTTTGAAATACCCCCTTTTCGTCAAGACTCTGTAAGTGTTTTTTAGATTCACCTAATACATTAGAGATGTTCTGTAAATATTGTGTTTGATCTGCAGTTACATCTTCATATTTTTCTACTTTCATTAGTAGGTTTCTTACAATATAAGATAAAAAAAGTATAATGGCAACTAATATTCCGGAAATTATGTAAAAAGATGTAGGATTTATGTTCATTTTATAAATTTTTAAGCATATTTGACAGTCCTTCCGATGATTTTACGGATCTACCTGTGGATGCTGTTGTTTTAGGACGTTTTGGTTTAGAAGAACCTCCGTTTCTCTTCCACATATCGTACTCTACCTTAGAAGCAAGAAAGTCTGCTGTATGTAAAACTGATATGATTGATGTTTTCTGTCTAGAAGACTCCATATTACTGAAAAAGTATGCTTCATTTGCTTTATCAAATACGCCGTCATGTAATCTTATACCTAAAAACTCTAACATATCAACTTGAATACCAAATTTCTGTAGTATAAACAGAGATCTATCTGGAATAAGCATGAACTGTAAGTCTGGATTATAGGTATACTTCTCTTGAAGCTTATCTTGTCTCCATTTATCCGTCTGAGGTATATAATTAGGAGCATCTCCATCACCCATTTTTCCTAAATCGTGGAAGAGAGCGGCGAAAGCTAATTGCTCATCAGTGAAGTCAATAGTACCTCCCATTTCTTCATATAAAGCCTTTTGTTTAAAAGCGAATTGAACTACTCTATTGACATGATCAATATATCCACCGGGGAAAGCATTATGATACCAAGTCTTACTACTAGCAGGAGCCATTACATAGTTATCACCTAAGTGGTTTAACATAGCTTTTACCTTAGTAGCTCTATCTTCGGAAAGATAATGGTCTATAATCTTTAAATGCTTTTCGTAGTTCTTACTAATTTGTTCTGCTTCTAACATAGGTAACCTTTTTAAATTTATTATTATTAAGTATTATTAATATATATTTTATATGTTTATTAATATATTATTTATTATATTCTATATATTATCTTATATAACATATATCGAAGATATTAAAAATTTGGCAGAAAGGCAACTATTCAATGATAAATTTTTGAATATAATTATCTTTCGTTAAAATCTCACCACCTAAATCCCACTTTACCTTCATATACACTGTAACGGTATCTCCTATCATAGTAGGTGGAAAAGGTCCAACAACACGTCTTGTAGTAAACCTGCCAACTTCATCTTCGGAAAAATATATATTGGTGTTTTGAACTACCGGTACTATCTCACCTGCGTATTGACTGAGTGTTATTATCGTGTCTCTAACGGGTATAGGGTATCCTCCCCAAGTTTCTAATCCTTGCCATGGATTATATAAGTTTATAGTTACACTAAGGGAGTCACTAAGTATGAAGTAAGAATCTGTATCAAACTGAGCTTGTACTACCGACTCACCATTATA